CCTGTACTTTGTGTGGATAGCCACAGGGCCCTAGGACAATGTCCTAGGGCTCCCCCTATAGGGGTGTTTGGGATCCGATTTTGGATTAAATATAATACACTTTAGATAAGCGGCCGCAGGAAACCGCCAAACACTATATAATACTAAACCGACGTTGACCAAGTTCGTGGTATACGATATAATAAGATAATCAAACCGGAAGGCTCACCGCCCCGGTATATAAATGTCCTGGAGCAGTGGCCACTGTGATGAAGGGTGCAGTAAGTGTAAAAACAATGGCAAAGAAGAATATCTTAGCTTGGCACAGTCTGCAGTGGTGAATCATATACCTTCTTTTGTGGGGAAAATATTTTTATGGATGACTGGATCTACACGTGTTTGTTATACCTTCTTTTGGGGATTATCGGAGCTGCTGTCGTTGACCTAGGTACCGGTACTAAGGATAATTAATGTACCGCAATCTTAGAGAGATACCAATGAAACTTACTCCAAACCACATCTTCTTTGAAACATCCTCACCTCTAACAGAACAACAACTCGAAAAACTTAACTTCTTCATCGACGAAATACTATTCGATGATGAAGAGTTAGACAATATCCCAGAATTGACAACTAATGTTGAACAATTCGATTCCTCTTTACCTAAATTTAACAACTAACAACAACTAACAAAAATGAACACCCCTCCTTTATACCTTCTTTTGTATAGATTTTTACTTGCACTATTTGTCGTGTCTGTGCCATTCGTGCTGCTTATCTGGTCTTTGTCGTGACAGGGATACTGTGGAGAATGGCTGTGATCGTTATTGGAATTTATTTGCTTGCGGTGTTGACCTAACGGACATAGTGTAGTATTATAAGAGAATGATAAGAGAGAAGGAGAAAGATATGATGTTCGTTCCATTCAGTTGCCATGAAGAGATTGACAGCACGACTGCTGATTACATTCTCACCGTGGCTGATGCTAACTCAATTTGGCAGATTCCGATTGAGGACATTAACAGCTTCCTTGAGGGACTCGATGAGTACCATGATGAAGATGATGGTCAACCGGATTGGGCCCCAGACGGTGACGGTCAACCGGATTGGGCCCAGGAGTGGGCAGACTTTGGAGAGTGCTATGAGTAATTTCAAGCCAGCTACACACGTGCTGTACAAGTCAGACTTCAACGATGAGAACTTCTGGAGCTGGCTGCTCGAGGCACATGGAATCGAGACGTCAGATGAAGACGGGATCGATTACGAAGAAATTACCATACGCGCGACTGTGGAGACTGTACAATGAGCCGAAGCGCAGCTGTGCAATCAATGATTGAAGACTGGTACGATGAATTCTACCAGATGATCGTTGACCACAACCCGGAATGGTCCGATGATATGGTGATGAGAGAGGCTGAGGCCTTGGTTGAGAAACGTCTTGAAGAAAGAGGAGAGTAGAATGACACATGAAATCAATAAACGTCATGGTGGGCCATATGATCGTGGTGGTGCTGATTCGTATTATCAGCGTGGGTACAAACCGCACTACTTTGCTGGTGCAACAAACCAGTCTTCTAGGATTGAGATGTCAGCAATGACACCAACCGAGCTGGCTGAGTATGCAGCAGGATACCAGGACAACGAAGAAGCCGGTGATTTCAAGGATTGGGGTTGATGCACGCTTGGTGGGACATCCTTAATCAATGAACATTTTTGTTGTTGACTGCATCCCCAGGATGTAGGATGATAAGAGAGTAGAGAGAGAACAAGGAGATTTGTTATGGGAAGAATGTCTGATTTGTGCATTGAGATCGACGAGCTCGTCGGTGAGGCATATGAGAATGGAGCTACGACACCGAATGGTATTGTAGCCTATGTTAACACGTACGTTTCTCATGCCCCGCTTCCAGTAAGCTGGATTGAGGATCGTGCTAACGTAATTCTAGGTGAGGGTGAGCCTGACCTAGATGATTGTCCGTTTTAGGGACCTAACTATAGAAAGGTGTTTTTATGAATAGCATGAAAACCAAGATCCTGGAATCCCTCCAGGATGGTAACGAAGTATCGGGTGCTCAGTTTGCATCTCGATACCGCACCGATACATCTTCGGTTGCAGCTCGTGTATCCGAGCTTCGTCGTGAAGGATACGCAATCTACAATAATCGGAAGTCTGATTCCCAAGGCCGGGTCACATATAAATATCGGCTGGGAACACCCTCCCGAGCTGTAGTGGCAGCAGGATATGCTGCTGGAGCATCGTAACACAAAGCGGCAATATATTATAGCCGCTATAAAAGGGCGGTGGCACCTACGTCACCGCCCTTTTTTCTATTAACGAGGAGCACATGGTCAAGTATGTCATTGTCATTCTGCTTAACACTATCACACCATTCGATGATAATGTTATAATAATTAATGAAGACGTCAATGGAAACAAGATCGTCTTCAATAGTATCGAAGAGTGTCAAGCACACGGACGAGCCAATTACCTCCAATTGTGGAAATACGGTACGGAAAGAGCAAAGCCGCAGACCGTCAATATGTTAAGCTGTATTCCTAAACATATTACAGATAAAATTTTACAAGAAAATGTAGGAGGAGATCAGAGTGTCTAGTAGTCTTCAAGAAAGCATACCATCTGCATCGACAGTTATGCAGCAGCGGTGTATCGAAGAGGAACTAATTTTACTCAATCACGACCCAGATTGCAATCCGTGTGTCATAGAATATCTACAAGGACGGCTCGATTATTTGAATAAGTTGAATGCTAGGATCAATAGTCATGGGTGAATTATGGAAGAACCAAAGAAGTTAATTAAAAAGGTGAAAAAGATGGATCTAGGGAACCCTGTTATTACTACTCTCGTCGGGCTTGTCGTATTCTATATTGGATTAAAGATGTTCTCTGGCGGGATGAAGTCGATGGGTAACCTCGACCATCTAGGCTACTTCATCCACAATCCATACTGGATGTTCCTCGGTGGTATTATTATGACTTTGCTATGGCAGTCGTCATCACTAAGTACAACAGCAATCATTGCACTTGTAGCATCAGGAGCAGTGCCTCTACCTGCTGCAGTTGCAGCTGTGCTTGGAGCTAATATTGGTACAACAGGAACAATATGGCTAGCTGGTGTGTTGGTATCAGATGGAATGCCTAAAGGAGATACATTACGTATTGCTATGGCCCATACTGGTATGAATCTACTGATGGCTGTATCCTTGCTGCCATTCGTGCATCACATTGCACGATTCCTTGCAAGAGTCGGATAATCCTATATACACTGTTGACCACACCCGACTTCTAGGATAATATAGACAGTCGGGGGGTGGCTCAGTCTGGTAGAGCACTCGGTTTGGGACCGAGGGGTCGGAGGTTCAAATCCTCTCTCCCCGACCAACATAAGGAGCAATGATGCTGTACTTTTCATTACTTTTGTTACTGCTGGTTGGATTCAGCTTCTATGCTGGGTACACCTATTTTGAATATAGGATCGGTAACGTCGTCGAGAAGGTATTGATGCAACTGGAAGACGAAAGAGTCATACGTATAGTTGAGGAAGATGGGGAACACGAAATCTATAGTGGTACTAAGCACTACAATCCTGTTAAGTAGTTGCACTATACCTCCAACAATAGTTACAGGTCTAGTAGGAGCAGACGCTGCTTCATATGCCATTACTGATAAAAGTCTTCTTGATGCGTCTGTCTCAAGCATAACCAATCAAAATTGTACGACTGCAAACGTGCTCAAGGGCAAGCGCGTGTGCAAAACGTACGTAGATTTGCTGCTCGAGCTAAACTGCAATACATTCTCATGGGATAAAAATAATCGTCCATACTGCAAAGATTAGTGTTGACCGCAACCGGGATATGTACGATTATATAATAGTCAGCTGGAGACATCCAGTGATACCGACCTAGGCGGTACGTCCTAGGATGTAGAGAATCAAATTTGTGGGATGCCACTCATGTCTTTCTCTGCAGTAGCATAACTGAAAGGAAGTGCTGGAATCCTGCGTTAGGGGGTTGGTCTGGAAATACCTAAGGAGTGACCTGCGGGACCAAACATTGTAAAATGGGCACAGGGGAAGGGCGTTACTGGAAGGATGTCTGAGAAATCGGCACCGGAGGTAACGCCCTTTCTTTTTTCAAAAACGCTGTTGACCGAGTCCCCGGGATGTAGGATGATAAGGGGGTCAAGAGAGCAATTGAGAGAGAGATAAATCATGTCCTACGAACACACAGTCAAATCCGGTAATTTTTCAGTCGTCTTTGCTGGCCGCATGAGCGCCTGCCAACGTTGGGTTGAACAGAACGGGAAGGGTGAAATCTGGCCCGATTACGACGGTTGTTGGCAGGTACGAATTTACCAAAAATAACTGTTGACCCAAACACGGATATGTGGGATTATTAGAGTATGGAAAAAGCAAACACGCATATGGAGCATTTCGAAGATCTGCTCTTTGAGAAGCCCGATCTCCTTGTTCGTATGATGCACCATGAGGTCAAGTTTACCCGTAAGTGGGATGGTGCTCCTTCAATATTCTTTGGTGTGGACGACGACGGCAGTCCTTGGATTGCTCGTAAGGGTCTGTTCAACAAGGATGCTAAGAAGTATTACAAGCGTTCAGACTTCGATGCTGATGAGAAATTCCCTGAGGACCTGAAGATTCCTTTGTGGAACACTCTTGTGTATCTTGGTCGTGCTTGGGCTGGTCCTGAATCTGATAAGTACTTCGTGCAAGGTGATCTGATGTTCACCGATGGTCCTGACAATGGTCACTTCCATCCTAACACGATCCAGTACTTCAGCATGAAGATTCCTAAGAAGGCTAGGGTTGGCATCGTCTGGCATACTCGGTATGTCGACAATCGTGATCTACCTTATCCTGATGGTGGTCCTGATGAGTTGTGGATCGAGTATGGTTCTAGTGTCAAGGAGCATTTCAAGCTCATGGATGAGCTTTGGATGATCAATGCTCATGATGAGATCGAAGACTTCGTTCCTAACTTCGGTATGGTTCCTGTTGTAGGTAACTATGCTCACCTGTCTTCTAAGACGAAAGATTTGTTCAAGATGTATCAGAATGCTGTGGTCAAGGGTCACGCTAACAATCTGATGGACTATCTGTTCGTTAAGATGACGATGGAAGTAGAGTCTGTTAAGCAAGACAACACTAAGCATCGTAAGATTCTTAGCTACAAGCCTGTGTTCGAAGAGCTTGCTGCTAATCCTAATCTCGAAAAGGATTATGCTAAGATGCAGGATTATAAGATGATGCTGCTGAAGCAGTTCAATGATCTGCCTACTGACTATGTACCTCAGCTGGTGAGGAAAGGCTTCGTCACTGGTCCTGAGTCTACTGATCATGAAGGCTATGCAGTGTTCGATCGTTATGGTAATGCTGCTAAGCTGGTTGATCGTAAGAGGTTCTCAGCAGCTAACTTCTCTGATGAGTATGTGAAAGGATGGTCGAAATGATGAATCTGGCTAATAAGCATGTCGTTGTTGAGCGTTCAGGTAGCACTGGTCTGGATGGTAAGTCTAAGCCTGGTGGTGAATATCATATCATGGAATATGAGGATGATGAGTGGGTTGGTGGATGCTATGCAAATGCAGACAACCTGCATGAAAAGATCCAGGAGTTCCTTGTTGACTAGCACTCTGTGCTAGCCTATAATAGGGATAGTGAAACAGCATATAAGAGAGAGATACAATGTATGCAAATAGTGAGATTGATGCTTACATATCTGAAAACTGGGATACTCTCAGAAAAGATAAAGACGCAGCAATTGCAATTGGTGTCATCAGAGGCATAGCAGTTCAGAGAGTAGCTTCTGAAAATATGAATGGTGAGTTTGTAGCTGACTACGGTTATGATTACATGCACGATGAATATGGTCGTGTTGAAGTGAAGTCGACAGGCTATGTACAGCCTGGTGGATTGAGAATTAACAGCGTGATGTCCAAGAAAGACAATTGTGATCATATTCATATCATCGATATGGTCAATGATAAACAGTTCATGATACCACATGATGTCTTCTTCACAGAGTTGAATTTGAATGGTGATATGTTGTGGTGGTCAGCAACATACAACCAAGAAGACAAGATCAAGCGTGAGAATACAGCTATCTTGCTTGAGTTTGAAATATGAACATCAATGAGATAAGCATTCATAGGCTAGTGCCTATATACCTCATGTCGTCTTATCTGTATTACAGGAAAGACAGTCACAAGCTATCAGATGGTGAGTTTGATACACTGTGCAAAAGAATGTTGGATAACTGGACCAAGATCAGGCATCCACATAAGCGGCTAATCAAGAAAAAGGATCTTGAAGCTGGAACCGGGTATGCAATAAAGAAGTACCCAACAATTGTAATGTCATCGGCAGAGAGGTGGCTGGCAGGAGAATATGATGATTAAGGCTTTAATGGTAATAACAATGGTGTCAGGTGCTGAGTATACAGCTAAGCTACCCAGCATGGACGTATGTGCTGAACAGAAGGCTGTTGTAATGTCTCAAAACGATGTGAAGAGTGCAGCGTGTCTTCCACGTACAAATGAAATGGATGAGGAGTCTTTTGAGAAGTTCAGATACATCTTTGGATTGTTTCAAGAGATGATCGACTCAATCGAAGACAGACAGCTATGTGATTCATGGGGTGAGCCTCATCGTGATCACTACCTTTGGGAACCTCATCCTAAATGTGGTGACCAAGGATAAGGAGTGGGTCGATCTCGACCCATCCTTAATCACTTCTGAAGTTTGTATGCAGTGTGGCAAGTGCTGTAAGACAACCTGGATTCAAAAACGATATTCTACACGTAAGAATGGTCCAGACAATGATAAGCTACCTTATCTCCAAGCAATGTTTGGTCGTAGTCCAAGATCATTCGTTGAAGAACGAGGACCAGATAAGGTAGCTGTCGTCAATTGGTGCACGCAGCTTATGCCGGATCTGAAATGTAAAATATATAATAACAGGCCTCAGATGTGTCGAGATTACAATTGCTTTACAGCAGCCAATGGTAAGAAGACGCTACCTGAGTACTACGAATTCATACAAGGAATCATCGATGCTCAAAGAAGGTCAGAAGGTGAAGCTGAAGGGGAAGAGTAATTATGGACACAATGTGCTCAATGTACATGGTTACACGTGGACCATAACAGGATATCAGTTTTGTGCTAACATGCATCATTATTTTATAGAATCTGAAAACAAAACCGTTGCCTCCGGAGGCATTTGGAGGGATACTATGTATGACGTCAAGGACGGCCGTTGGTTGAGGGAGGTCGATGAAGATTTTGAAATCGAGGAGATCATATGACAATAGAACGCATAGACATACCGAAGTATGTTAAAAACAGAGAGAAGCTAAAAGAATATATTCAATGGCTAGATTGGTCATTGAAGATCGAAGAGTATGTATATGTAAAAGTCCGAAAGTATCCCAAAGAGCAAATTTGGGGTTGGTGTGAACCAAATGAGAATACAGGTAACCTAGATGTGTGCATTAATACAATGCATGTGAAGGACGATGATGATTTCCTTGAAACGATTGCACATGAGTATGTTCATGTTGATCAACACGATAAGGATCGATTCGTTAACCACAATGGCACATACAAGGATGATCCAAACGAGATTGAAGCCTGGAAAATGCAAAAGCAGCTAGTGGAGGATTATAAGCGCTCGTAGCTCAGCTGGATAGAGCAACAGACTTCTAATCTGTGGGCCGGGGGTTCGAATCCTCCCGAGCGCGCCAGGCTGGAGTAGCTCAGTTGGTAGAGCAGGGGTTTTGTAAACCTCAGGTCGGGGGTTCGAATCCCTCCTCCAGCACCAGACTAAATACTATGTAACGTCATGAAAGGAGTGAATTAACATGGCAGAGAAAAGTGATACTGACTTTACCCATCTCGATCAGAAGCTATATGCTCTGGCCGCTATGGTCGATACCACAATCAGATATCATGCACATTGCATGGATGTCGATGAGATGGAGAAAGACTATCTCTCTATCTGGTTGAAGAAGGAGCGTGATCCTCTGTTGGTTACGTTGATTGCAACGTTGACTGGAGATCGTAACCTTCAACCAAACGATGGAGCCGGTGATGAGGAATCAGGGAACGAAGTGGCAGACGCTGCGTGAAGAAATGGTCCATAGCCTAAAAGAGGCTAGCATGCTTTACCCAGACAAGACACAAGAGCAGCTGATTGAAACCGCAGCTAGACTTTCAGGTGTCCCAGAGTATATGTTTGGGTGGTTGGATGACAAAAGACAGTGATGAATATCACAAAGGATGGCATGAAAAACTAGGTAATGTTAGTCCCAGTTTTTGTCTGGCAAAGTGGAAGCAGGTAACACTGCATCTACAAATTGGTCATAAGCATAGCTGTCACCATCCAAACACGCATAAGATAGACGTAGAGGCTATCAAGAAAGACCCATCTGCCCTTCATAATACTGCCGAGTCCTTTAGAACCAGGCAGCAGATGAGGGAAGGTATCCGTCCGGACGAATGTGGGTATTGTTGGAAAGCAGAAGATACAGGTTCGTTTAGTGACCGTGTCTACAAAAGTGCCACACGTTGGGCATACCCTTTCTTCGATGAGGTAGTCAACAATAAGAAGGATGAGAACATCTTTCCTTCTTATCTCGAGGTTAGTTTCAGTAACGTATGCAACTTCAAATGTACGTACTGTGCTCCACATATCAGTAGCCAATGGTTCCAAGAAATTGAACAGCATGGTGGTTTCCCTTTGACGTATAAGGGAGCTGGATACACATACAATGATATGGCTATGCTCGAGCAGCAAGATAAGATGCCTATCCCACACAAGGAAGAAAACCCATATGTGGAGGCATTCTGGAAATGGTGGCCACAGCTATACAGACATCTACAGACGTTTCGTATAACTGGTGGTGAGCCATTGCTGACAAAGAACACATTCAAGGTTCTTGATTCTATCATCGACGATCCTATTCCAAACAAAAATCTTAGGCTAGAGATAAACACCAATCTTTGTGTTCCTGATTCAATCTTTGATGACTTTGTTTCTAAATTAGATAGGTTGGCTACTGATAGATGTACTGGTCCAATCACAATATATTCAAGCTGTGAAGCTAAAGGTGAGAAGGCTGAGTATATTAGAACTGGATTAGATTATGAAAAACATTTACGTAGCTTGAAGACAATCCTAGATATGTTTTGTAAGCATAAGTTAAAACCTCATCACTACAAGGACCCTGTTAGATATAACCATATGGCATATATGTGCACGTACAATTTATTGAGCGTGACATCATTCAAAGGATTCTTAGAGGACATTGTTGAGATCAGGTCTGGTCTTGAGTTTTCTGATGAGCTACTTGAGCATGCCCAGGATATATGTGACCACCCTCAGAACCATCTATACGAAACACAAGAGCGTGACAATATTAGATCATTAGCTGGTGGAGCTATGTACTTAGCAACTCAAGCTAATACAATAGACATTCCTTTTCTAAGACACCCGGCTCATATGTGCATAGATATACTTACGGACGACTTCGATGAATACTTTGAAGAGTCCTATCAGTACATGAGAGACAACCCATGGTTCTCTGAATTTGAAACAAGAAAGATGGAACGTGTGTGGAATGTTTATAAAAATAATACAATGCCTAATGAAAATAAAAGAATGTTACGTAAACAATTCCAACAATACGTTGACCAATTAGACAAAAGGAGGGATACTAACTTTTTGGAAGTATTCCCCGAATATACCAACTTCTATGATTATTGCAAAGGGTTACCAGCATAATGGCAAAGAAAAAGAAACAACGAGACAAGCAGACCTCTAAAGGTATTGGCAAGAATGTCGACAGTAAGATTACAAACAGCATTCGTCGTGATCGTACTAAACTTGAAAAGGTTTTAGACAAGCAGCGTGCGTGGAAGGCTATGAAGAATCCATGGCTCACTGTTCCTAATGGAAACTCTAATGAGACTGCTAAGCAGTTTATTAGAGTTCGTGCTAATGATTTGTGGGGGGATCCAAGAAGGCAATATCGGATGAGCAATACTGATGATTAGTACCATGGCTATGGAAAACAAACGGTATGGTAGAGACGATGTAGTAATCTACACAAGAGACTTGTGTGGATATTGTGATGCAGCTAAGCATGAAATCACACAGCGTGGTTGGACCTATACTGAATACAATATTGGTGACCCTGCACTGAGAGAAGAATTAAAACAAAAAGCACCAGATGCTAAGACCGTTCCACAAATTTGGGTAGGTCAAAACCATATTGGTGGGTATGATGACTTAATGCAATATTTTGAGGATACGTTAGGATGGTAGCTCCGACACTTACGATACTGGATAGTAAGAAAGACATGTTTGAGTATGAGGATGGATGCTCAACTGGATATGAAGTTAATGAGTTGAACGAGAAGGCTATGGGTGGCACAGAGTTGATGATGCATGGTTTGTTTAGTCGGGTTGATAAAGACCTGCTTGACAATTTTCAAATCATCCCTTCCAGAGTACGTAAGCTCGATGGTACTAAAAAACGGATACTGTGGTGTCATGACTTAGCAGATGATGGTGAAGTCCAATTCCTCAAAGATGGTGGCTGGAGTCATTTTGATAAGCTAGTGTTTGTTTCTCATTGGCAGCAACAAGACTATCAAACCAAGCTAGGTGTTCCTCCTTCAATGTGTCATGTGTTGCAGAATGCTATTACTCCTATAAAGGATCACGAGAAGCCGGATGTCAAAGATCAGCTAAACATCATATACTTTTCAACACCACATAGAGGATTAGATATCCTTATTCCTGTGTTTGATCATTTAAAGACAGAATATTGGAAAGATGATAACATCAAGCTCCACATATATTCTAGCTTTGAGTTGTATGGTTGGAAAGAAAGAGACGATCAGTTTAAACCACTATTTGATCAATGTAGAGATCATCCAGATATTGAATACCATGGGTCAGTAACAAACAACAAGATCCATGAAGTGTTAGAGGACATGCACGTATTTGCATATCCCAGCACGTGGCCTGAAACAAGCTGTATATGTTTAATGGAGGCTATGTCAGCAGGCTTGGTGTGTGTGCATAGTGGGTTTGCTGGGCTACCTGAGACAGCAGCAAATTGGACTATGATGTATCCGTTTCATGAAGACAAGAATGCACATGCAAACATCTTTGCACAGAACCTTTTCAACTCTATTAAGATGCTACGTGAAGGTTCATTAGACCAAAGATTGAGTATGCAAAAGGTATACTCTAATTCATTCTACACGTGGGAAACAAGAGCAATGCAATGGGATATGTTCTTGAACACGTTTCTACAAGAGGAGACTGGAGATGACAAGTCCTGAGGAGTGGGCGGCTAAAGAATTAATTGAAGCACGATCTAATGATCTTGAAGGTAACTTGGATCGTTGGACTAAATATGATAAACTCAGAATGAGTGAAGACCTCGATCAAATGTTTGAGTATCTGCTATCAGAGGCTCATCTAAATGAAAGAGGCAGACGAGTAGTAGAACAAGCAAAATTATCATACGAGAAAATATTCTATAATGAGGTCAGCCCAGCAAATCGAACACATTAAAAACTATGTGTCCGATCCGTACATTGTAGAGAACTTGATCAACCAGGGAGAGGCAAATTACTTAGTTGATCTGTTCGAAGAAGAAGAGATACTGAAGGTCCACAAGAAGACTGGTCCAGTTACTATTGACTGGAAGCACGATGTTAATACTCATCTATATGAAGATGAAGTAGTACAGTTGGTGCTGAAACGGCTCGAGAAACACATAGGACCGTTTGATATTAATGCTGCTTTGTACTTCCACTGCAATGGCCCATTCACCCTACACAACGACGATAACTACGAGTTTGCACACGTATACAAGGGCATTACTTTACCTCTGAAGCTACATGGGCCAGGAGAAGATACACCAGGATTAGTAATGTTCAATCAGTTTTATTTCCATGGTCCTGCTAAGTTTTTGAAAGGTCTTGAAGAGACAGATCCATATACATACTTCAACAAAATACTGACTTCGTATGAGGGTGTAGAAGGACTGACGGATGTACCATTTGATGAAGAGTGGAGAGAGAAGTACATACCGCATATTGAACCTAAATACTTAGAGGGATTAAGTGTACATAGTGTAATGCCTTGGGTCCCTGGTAACGCTATTGTATTTGATAGCACAAGAATACATTGTGCAACAAACTATAAACGATTAGGGTACACTAACAAACAAGCCATTAGTATATTTACTAGGCACAAACAAAGTTCACCATACTACCAGCTGGAGGGTATAAATGGCTAAAAGGTATATGCAAATTAAGCAAGATGGCAAGCTGATCGTTCTCGAGTGTGAGAAGTATCCTGGTCAACTAGAAAAGATGAGAGCAGAGATTGATATGTTTCGTAAGAGATATAAGGGTGAGAAGCTAGCCACTTACGATGAGATGACTGTCGAACAAGACAAATATTTTTAATGTCGGTGTTGTAGTCTAGCTACAACCTTACCTACATTTTCTGTCGTGAATGGTACATTTAGAATAAGATGTATCGAGTTGTTAACCCAACTGATTGTCCTATGCATTTTTCGTGTATTAAGATAGTACAATCGTCCGTGCTCAATCTGCACTTTTTTGTCGTCCAGAATCCAATCATAATCTAATGGCCCACAATTATTCAGGAATGCTATTAACCTGAAGTACCTTCTATTCATTATTGGGTAGTCTCTGTGTGGTACAAAGTACCCGCCTATATTGGCTTGAACAAGAAAAGTTCTAGCAAGAGGCATCCAAGGACTAAGAGAGTAATGCAAACTATGGCACCTATCGTAGACTTTAGTTGGCTTGCTGAATTCTTCTTCAAGAACTTTCCTCCCTAGTTTCTTTGTAGCTTCTGCTAATGATGGAGCGCCTCTGTGATCCCATTCTGGCAGGGTTGTCACAGATAGCGCTTTTCTATTATTAGGACGATCGGGCCGAGGCAAGTAGTCGACCCAATCTTTATCAAACTCCTTTATTTCATTTCTGAATTGAGATACATCTATTTTGTATTCCAACGGAACAACATCCCCAAGCTGCATCAATGCTAGCTCATTACCAAGTCTTTCGTTACTCCACTTACCATCATGGTCGTGAGGACGATTCAATACTTGCCCACTGATGCCGTCTGGCACTGTAGTCATTTATATTTTGCACCCCACTTGTCTGTGTGTTTCATTATAAGGTCACCTACTACAGCCACACAAGCATACTGACCGACATCTTTGGTTTTTTCAGAACCCTTCTTCTTTGACGTCACTTCAACAAATTCAATTGTAGTTATTGAGTTGTCATTCTTGTTCCAATACACCATTACGGGGTACTCTGTTCCAGAATGAACTGCCGAGTATATTTTTATTTCATCCTCATTTTGCTCGAAGTTCATCCAAGCTAATTGCATTGGTATGCAGGCTAGTGGTTTCTGTAAAATGATTGGCTCTGCACGCAATGCTGTTGCTGTTAGTAACACGGTAGCAACCACCGCAAGGATCCTATACATTATGCCTTTCCTTATATGTTTGTCTCCATTGTTGAAAGTAGCCGATGTGGTCATCACGTTCTTCAACAAAGAGCTGGGGCTCATCATTAGCAACGGCAATGATGGTAACCAAATTGACAATTGGTTTCCCTGTCATCTCTTCAAACATAACTGCGTACGCAGACTCTTGCATAAAATAATTACCTATCCATGATCTCCGTTTTCGTTTAGCAGCAGTTTTAAAGTCAATGATTGATGGCTTACCATCAAATATGCCCACAGCATCACACTGTCCGGCTACCCGGAGATAATCACTATAGAGTGGACACTCTACAGCCCATACCTCCTCTAAGTATATATCTAAAATTGGCTTAATTTGTTTGAACATAAACAAGTTTTCAGGACTGACGTCTTCGTACAACATTTCCATGTTGTTAACATAGTCCTCACACAATTTATGTACTTTTGTGCCTGCTTTCGTAGCTTTATTAGATATACGATTGGCTTCTTGCTCACCAACACGTTTTCTCCATTTGGCAATAGACTTTGCCGAGGCTTGGCTGGTGATTGTTGTGACAGAGGGATACCGTTGACCATCTGGAGTAATGTAGTATCTCTTTCCGTCAATTACCTTTCTAGGAAGGTCTTCAAATTTATATTTGTCACTATGTTTAAACATAACCCATTCTATGCTTTGCTATGATATAAGATTTCACTAACTGGGATCGTACTATGTCTTGCTCTTCAAATTCATAATACTTAAACCCATCAATATTATTTAGTATATCAAAAAAGCGCTTTAATCCTTCTCGTTCACTAGCATTAGTCAAATCACTTTGTCTGAAGTCTCCGCAGAATATTATCTTAGTAGATTTACCAGACCTTGTGATAAGGCTGTCGAGTTCATGAAAAGACATATTATTGACTTCATCGACAATTATAATTGTATGGTCGAAGGTTAGTCCTCTAAGAAAACTTGTTGTTGAGAACTCAATAATATTTTTAGTTTTCAAGATTTCGTAAGCATCACCCCTACCAAACAATTCATTATAGATTGCTCGGTATGGTTCTTCATATATTTGAGCTTTCTGCTTTACTGTACCAGGAAGATATCCCATATCTCTGGTTGGGACAACAGATCGGAATATGATAACTTTGTTATAATCACCACCAGCTATCACATCATCAACACCCAGATAACATGCTAACCAAGTTTTACCTGTTCCAGCCAACCCATGTAAGATTAGGTTGTTGCCTTCGTCATATGCTTCTATAACTTGCTTTTGCTTTTCAGTTAGGGCATACTCTCTGGTAATGTCTCTGATACGAAATTTAGATTGGTTCAATTTATTTTTCTTATCAATGATACCATCTTGTCGAAGCTGCCTACGTCTCTTTCGGCTTATGCTCATACGTTGATTTTGTTCCCACGGCCTGAGGCCTTTTTAATTGATTTCAATGTATCCTTCCACCCATCGTCTGTGTGACGACCCAGTCCTCCTACACCACCTACAATGGCTGGTGCACTTGGTACTTGTCGGTGATCTGGATTCTCTACTTTGTATGCATCGAGCTCAGACATTTTCATTTCAATGTCGAACTCTATGCCTGACTGTTCGTCAAAAAACGTATATGTTGGCATTAGTACTCATCCTGTAGTCTCATTAATTCTTCAACATCACGTGAGTTCATTGCTGACTTCATCTTACGATTTGTCTTTCGTGTGATGTCCCTATGTTTGTCCTTTTTGCTTTCCTCATAATCGTCATCATCATAAAATTCACTATTCCGAGACTTCTTCGACTGACGCTTGCTCATTGGACCTTTCCCTTTGTTGTTAAGAGCCGATGACATCCCCGTAATTGAGATATGTCATTAAGAAATATTTGGCATATCCATTTGTAGGTGGATTTCCATGGTGTAAGTATGTCCACATTGGTGGAAATACTAACAGTTTACCTTTCTCAGGTTTGATCTTGTCTCCTAGCAATGGAAACTCTGTCTCACCTTCCTCGAAATCATCGTTTAGGTAAACCATTAAAATTAAAAATCTCTTGGCGCCATCGTGACTGGTAACATCAACGTGTGCACCAAAACTCTCTCCAGTATCACAAAGGAATCTTTTCATTCTAAACTGTTCCCACCCATAGCCTGGTGGCCATTGGTGGTTTGATATCTGACAATCTGTTTTGTATTTTTCTATAGCTTCTTGGAATAGGTTGATAGCCATGGTATTTAAATATGTGAATCTGTCAAACCCCATTGGATTCATTCTTTGACAGTTACAATTACCACATATCTGATGTCCATCGGGTCGTACAGGTCCTGTACATATGCTTGTTTTCTTAACTTCTTCTTTATCCACAACCATAGTTTCTTCAAAGTGAGATACGTATGCGTCACACATCTCATCTGTAAAGAAGTTAGGATATTCTCTCGTGAAGAAATTAGGCATGGTGGGGTGTCCAGTCAAAGTCTGGTCGAGCTACTTCTCGATGGCTGAAGTCAATACCATCATTGACCGTTGTCATATCAATGTAGTTGACATAGGTCATCAAGAAATATTTTGCCATGCGGGTTGATGGGGGTCGAGGAGGTATACCTCGATGAGATAATGTCCAGTCTGGTGGAAACAAAAAGATTCTACCTTGGACAGGTTTAATCGATTGCTTTAGTATGTTGAAGTATGTTTCACCACCTTCAAAGTCATCATTTAGATAACAGATCATGCCCAGAAATCTTTTAGCATGTGCGTGTGAATAGATATCCACATGGTTGCCGAGACCATGATAACCATGACTCTCGTTACCTTCTGGGTCAACCTTGAATCGTTTGATTCTTAGTTCCTCAAAACCAAATTCATCTGGCCATTGGACTGGGTGCAGCTGTACGTCTTTTTTATACTGCTCGAGCACTGCATGTAGATTAGAGGTAAAGGTATAGTTAAGGTCCTTGAAGCAGTCAAATTCCATAGGATTGATTCTCAGACAGGAACAGTCCCCACACAACTTATCACCAGCTTTGTTGTAACAGACAGATAAGTCTCTTACTCTTTGTTGCTGATTGAGTACGACGCTTTCATATTTGTCGATATATGCATCACACTCATCTGGTGTTAGGTACCCATCGTATACTCTTAGGTACCAATCTATGTCACGCATTTTTATCCTACATCAATTTGAGGGAACGCTTCTTTGACTACTGTTTTGCTAACGCCCTTGATAGAACCTTTTTTCATTTCTAACAACAGCTTTGCATCTCCAGGAGCAATTGATTCTAATAGTTGGATAAAGATCGTTTCTCTTTTGATCTCGTGTACGTCAGGCTCTAATAAATTACCATCAACGCTGATAAAATATTTCATCATACGCATCTTACCAAAGAATGCTCCTTCAAGGTCTGTGCCATCTTCGACAGCAGTATAAGGAGGGTCACCCTCTGGCATGATCCATTTGATGGTTGGATTGTAGGTGAGCTGAAATACGTCAATTAACTGTGATGATTCGTTGTCTTTGAGTATCTGAGCTTTGATCTTTACGTTCTTGCTCTTACGACACTCAGCAATGATCTCTGAGAGACCCTTTGTGTAAGCCATAATAATTTCCTCATTGGTCTTCGAATGATATATCCGATTCATCCATATTTATTACATTCTCAGAAAACTCTTGGAGGGGATGCTTCATCTGTAATGATCTAAACATTGCCGATTTTATTGATTCACTTATCATGATTAGATCATATTTGATCTTCTCGTCTTGCTGCAAATCTATCCCTGCAGTTTCAAGTTTACCGAATAAATCAAAAGCTAAATCAACAGCTGTTGATGTCACGAATGACTCTCTTACTTTTGATATTGACTTTTGCAACTCTGCTTCGTTTTGAGGAGCATGGTTGCGTTTGGTTAGTGGGAACTTCACCACATTCGACACTATATCGGTCCTTCCAGTGTTTCCTCTTGTTATTTAGCTTTTCTCTTTCTCCTGGTGCTTTTCTTTTTGGGTGCTGGTTTATCATCTGGAGCCATACCAACTTTGTCAATTGGTATACCATAATGCTCAGCATACACTTCTTTGGTCACGAATCCTACAATTGGATTGAATGTGTCCAGATCAACCTTGAGCATTCCACTATATGGACCCTGAAAATGGTATGCTGGCACTCGGACTATTCTTCGTACCCTGCCTTCCATGTTCTCACCATATCGGAAGTCCTGATATATGCCAGTCCTCAGATATGTTTCCAGATTTTGAACGTAACAATCAATGATATTGAAACGATCATTCATCTGGCGGTCATATTTGGTTCTCAGCTGCTTTTTCAGAGAAGAAAGCTCGTCCCTATTGGTTTTTATCCATTTCTTGATATTTTTGACATTCCATGGATGTCTATCGTCACGTGGGACGGCCTCGTGCACGGATTTGTACTCCGTAGGTGCACGATTAGCTCTGGCTTTTGCAAGCCGAGCCCTTCGTTCTTCTTTTTGCTTCTCAGAAAGAGGTTTGCGTTTTTTGGCCATCAGTCTTTTTTCAACGACTGTGTCCATTCCCAGAATGCTGTTTTAGCCTCTTCAGGTGTCATTTCAAACGCGTGCTCCAACAAACGTGGAGCTTCCATCATATTTCTGTGTCCTTCTTCACGAAGGGCATTTAACCAATCAAAGATTTGTTTCTGACTACCAGTTGCCATTGGCCATCCTCTTATTTTCAAGTTTAGCATCATACATTGTCACATTCGGATACGTCTTGAATGCGTCAACAATCGGTTCTGCATCATCGTAGAATTCGTACCTGTAGTACTTATAAGGCTTCAATTGCTTAGTTTTGTACTCTGCATCAGGTAAATTCCAATGATGCGGTTTTCTGCAGGTATTTCTCTCCAAAATATGGTGATATTTCAAGCCGTTATCATCGAGAAAATCGTAATCATCCTGGCACATTTCACGTGCTGTGCAGATTACGATGTAATATTCACCGGACGCATACATCATCTTCATCTTTTCAGCAAGAGGAAGCAGCGTGTCCTTGTAAATATTCTTTCGAGTACGAAGCTCAAAATACCCTTCCAGGTCCAAAGTACCATCTGGCCTGTTAGGAGTACGGTGAGATGAGTCGATTACTGTCCCATCTAAATCAAAAACTGCTATTTTCTTCTTCATCATACCCTTATTATACCACATTTTCCCGCTTGGTCAACCGCAAATCTCGAAATTTGGGTCATTATTCTTCAAAACCCACCGGCCATCGTGGAATTTTTCACCCTTAACCTTGAAAGTTTTGTTTAGAGACTGCAAATGCCACGCGTCTGCACCCTGAAATTTGCCTTCACCAATGATATTCCACACTTCACCGTGCTGGTGAATGCGGTTTTTCCCGTGTCTGGTCTTGCCTTTTAAGATAATCCGTGTCATAATGCGGCTCCTCCGATGACAACCAGCATAACAAGCAGCTTGAAGCCGATAACAGCTCCAAAAACTAGCGCTAAAAACCCTAAAAACTGAAACATGCGTTATCTCCTCTCATAATTTATCATCCCATATATACGGATACCGGTCAACAGACGATTTTCATAAACTTTTTTTCAAAAAAAGCGTTTTTGACGGTTGACCGCAAGCCCGGGCTATGGGATGATAAGGGGGTCAAGAGAGAGATATGGAGTTAATCAGATGCAAGTAGAACTTAACCAAATCGAGCGGGAAGACCTGGAGTGCTTCATCTATGAGGGGCACAAAGACGCCTATGGTGTCAAGGGTCGGCACTACAATTTTAGTGCCATGAGCATGGACGACCTTCGTAAGGAGGCCGATCGTATTGCTGACGCAATCGATGTTGCTCAGGCTGAGGAGAAGGCTCGTGAAGAGCAGGCTCTGGCCGAGTTCAAAGCTCGGATCACTGAGGTGATCGAGCTTGGTGCAGGCAACCGCATCAATGCTCTCCGGTGGATGACATCCACTGAGACGTTCTACCACAGCCAGTCTGTTGAGGGCTGGGTGTGGGAACAGGGCATCCTGTTCACCGACTACGGTCGGGAGCTTGTCAACGAGCTCATGGACATCGTTGAATTTGAAGAATGGGAGTAAATTCGTTGTTGACCTAACGGTCGATGTTTGGTATTATAATAGAGTGAACAGCCAATAGGAGATATGAAATGGCACATGAGTTAGAAATCGTTAACGGAGAAGCACAGATGGCTTATGTCGGGCAGCTGCCTTGGCATGGTCTCGGGACTGCGGTCGAAGATGACCTCACCCCATCTGAGTTTCAGGAAGTTGCTGGACTCGACTGGAAAGTCGTTCCTGTTCCTGCGTATGCAGAATTCAAAGGTAAAAAGATCGAGTCTGGTCACCAGATGCTGATCCGGGATATTGATTCCAAGCCTTTGACGATGATCACAGGTAACTGGAATCCAGTTCAGAACGATGAAGCGTTTGACTTCTTCAATGAGTTCTGTGAGACCGGTGCAATGAAGATGGAGACTGCTGGTTCCCTCAAGGGTGGTCAGTGGGTCTGGGCACTTGCAAAGTCGACTGAGGCTTTCTCGTTGTTCGGTGGAGATGAGATTCAGTCTTATCTACTGTTCTCTAATCCTCACATTTATGGTCGTTCAATCGACATCCAGTTCACACCTACTCGTGTGGTCTGCAATAACACGTTGAATGTTGCTCTGTCAGAGGACAGCAAGAATCGTGTTCGTATGAACCACCGTCGTGAGTTCGATGCTGACATTGCCAAGGAGATGCTTGGTCTTGCAGCTGAGAAGATGGAGAAGTTCAAGACCATGGCAATGTTCATGGGTACGAAATCCTACAAGGATGAGATCGTCAAAGAATACTTTGATGAGGTCTTCCCTGGCTACAGCAAGAAAGAAGGAGAAGAGCGTGAGTCTTCTCGGAATGCTGTACGGGCTTTCGAAGTTCTTGAAACTCAGCCTGGTGCAGAGTATGCTAAGGGTTCTTGGTGGCAGGCATTCAATGCCACGACTTACATGATCGATCATGAGATTGGTAAGTCTGAAGAGTCTCGTTTGACCTCCAACTGGTATGGTATGAACAAGACCAAGAAGATCAAAGCTCTTGAAAAGGCGGTCGAGTATGCAGAAGCAGCGTAGACTGATCAAGCGCTTAACCATCGAGTATAGTGAGGAGGAGTCGGAAGACTCCTCCAAAACTCGTATCCATAAGCTCACTACCGAAGAGAAATATCTCACCGGTACGCAGTGGGAGGATCAACCACTAACCAGCACGAGGTCTGAATACCTTTGTTGACCTAACGCTCCACATAAGTGATAATTATATAATGAGGAGAAGTTAGATGGATGTGATTTTCGATATTGATGGGACGTTGGTGGACATTAGCCATCGGCTGAAATACATTGGGGCTCCTAGGGAGCATACCAAACTCGATGATGATGAGCACAAGCGCCTGTCCAAAAAGGACTGGAAAGCGTTCCGTGATCCATTGAAAAAGCGGTGGGATGAGCCAATTTGGCCTGTTATCAGCACTTTATTGGCTCTCCACGCTGCTGGACACCGGATTCTCATTGCTTCCGGCCGGACTAAGTCGGAAAAAGAAGGTACCTTGGATTCTCTCAGGACATATATACCCTTCATAGACGATGTCCCTCTGTATATGCGTAGTGATGGAGACTTTCGAAAGGATACTGTCGTAAAGTCTGCAATGCTCGATAAGATGCTAGATGCTGGGTACAAACCAGTTATGGTCTTTGATGACAGACCTTCTGTCATAGAGATGTGGCATAGCAGAGGATTGAAAGTCATGGATGTGAGAGATCCATCCAAAGGAAATTTTTAAGGAGATCCAATATGAGCTGGATTACAGATAGAGTAAAGGAACGTACATCTTGGGACGGTGCAGCATTGATTGCTGTAGGTGCCGTTGTACTTTTCTTGGGCCCATTTGCTAAGTGGGCAGCATATGCTGCCATTGCATGGGGTCTATGGACAATGTGGAAGAAGGAAGACTAATTCTTCGTTGACTATCAATCCATAATGGAGGATAAATAATAACGTAACGCTGAAGAGGATCAAAAGCTAGACAGGACCGGGGTGCAAATCCCCGCACCTCCACCATAAGCACTTGGCATCGAAAGTAAGTTCCTTGGCCAAGGCGGTGAAATCCAAGTGTTTATGGGGGGTGTGCTAGGATCGACTGGTAGTGATTAGTGAATTGGAGTTACGAGGCTGACCGCTTTATAGGTCAAACACTATAAATGCAAACGATAATTTTGCACCAATGGCACTTGCTGCTTAAGCAGTAAGGATACCGGAGTTCGGGAGGCACTTGGCAACAGAAGCCTCCCACTTATTTAAGGAGAGGAAATGTCAGAAGTTCTAACAATTACAGACAATGCTAAAGAATATATGAACAAGGTGGCTGATGGTAAGTATGTCACGTTGGGTGTTCGTAGTGGTGGATGTGCTGGTTTAGAATATGAGTGGGGACTATCAGATAGTGTTGAACATGAGACTATTAAGTGGACTCCTATAGATGATATTTTGTTGATCGATCCTATGGCAGAAATGTTCATGTTTGGATCGGTTGTGGATTATGTTAATGAACTAGGAGGTGCATACTTGAAAGTGGTTAATCCAATGGCTCAATCACAGTGTGGGTGTGGTACTAGCTTCTCAGCATGATACACTTTGATTGGAAGGGCAAGATTGGTTATGGAGATATTATAAGTCCAATCTGCTATGCACACACATTAGCACAACGCAATTGTGAGGATGTGCATTTCACTATGCACTGGATGCATAAACGTGGAGAGAGATTCAAACCTACCGACGCAGAAACACTTGATGCCAGAATGAAGGTACTGTTTCGACAAGTCCAACCAATAAACTATCACAAGGTTACCTACACCCAACATTTTTCTACCAATATGAATTACAATCATTCGAATTATGATGACTTTGATGATTATCATAACCTATGGTGGTCCAAGGTACAGAACGTAGATAATGGTAGGAAATCCATCGTTCTAAATACAACTGCCACCCACAAAGAACAATTTGAGGAGTATGCTCCAGAAAAGAACTGGAAAGATCCTGTTGGAGTTGATGGATGGCGGCATGTTGAACAAATTATTAAAGAACAATGGGGGTTCAATGTTGAATTTGTTGATTATACTACCCCGATAGAAGATGCTATGGATATCTACCGCAAAGCATTCTTGGCCGTTGGTTATCATGGCTCTGCAATGTGGATAGCTAGATATGTTGGTTGCCCAATGTTGATTTACTCAACAAAGCCAATAACAAAAAGGGCATTTCCTTGGGCTCACGTTAGAAATAAATTTGATCGTGAGCAGTTTGTAGCTACAGATCCTTATAAGGTCCGAAGGTCCTCAAAGGCTAGATTAACAGAGGTGAAAAAACAATATGAGCTATTCCTCAACACTCCCAACTTACATCGGTTACGAGGCAAGAGAACATAGAGCTTGGGAAGTTTGTGCTCGATCGATCGAATACTATAACGAACTACATGGTGCCAATAATGTTCAAGTGATCAAACTTAGATCACAAGACATACCTGAATACAATAGAGACCATGGTGAGCCTCAATCTACAGATTTCACATTTACACGATTCTGGGTACCATACCTGACAGGGTTTAAAGGCACCGCTATTTTTGTTGACTGTGATTTTTTATTCCTTGAAGATATTAGTTTGATTGAATGGTATGCTCGTGACCATGCTGTAGCTGTTGTACAGCATCCTCCATATCAGCCTCATAGTGATGTTAAGATGGATGGTGTAGCACAGCATAGATCGTATAGAAAGAACTGGGCTTCTCTAATGGTATTCAATTGTGAGCATCCATCTAATGCTATCCTAACACCAGACTATCTTAACAACCATACACCAGGATTAGACTTTCACCATCTTTCGTGGTTGAAGGACGAAGAGATTAACTCGATTCCTTTGGATTGGAATTGTCTTGATGGTTATTATGATTTGATCGATCCTAGAGCAATCCATTATACAGATGGTGGCCCTTGGTTTGATGAATATAAAAATACAAAATATTCACATCTATGGATAGACTTTGAAGAGAACTTTATGTCATGAGTGAAGACCTTGCTCCATATATCCAACACAATTTGAAATTACATAGAAAGATTGGTATGTTCATCTCGGGTGGGTTTGACAGTGCATTATTGCTGTACCTGGTCAATGAGATCAACAACCGCACATTTAAAAAAGAAAAGAATCGTAGTACGCTGACAGCATATACTGTTCCTAAGTACGATGGTTCATACGACCATTCACCCAACGTAGTTAAGTGGGTCAATCCAAACATTGAAATTAAGACTGTTGGTGATAAAGATTTGCCACACAACAAACAGGTTGGTAGTGGTGTAAAGGAAGTTATGCTATCTGGTGAACAAGATCAAGTGTATATTGCACATACTGTGGTGCATGATTGGATGGACTTTCCAGGAGGCTTGAAGGTTGTCCGTCAGGAGAATAAACATCCTAAGTTCATATTCATGCCGTACATGGATATGAAGTTAGACAAAGCAGACACAATTCGTCTAGCTAAAGACTTATTAAGTGTGGATCAATTTAAGCAGCTTTGTGAAATCACACACTCATGCACACAGACAACAGGTAAGAGGTGCGGTGTGTGTTGGCATTGTCAAGAAAGAGCATGGGGATTCAAGCAAGCAGAAATGACAGATTATGGAGAAATGTAAGTAATGAATGACATCACCTTCATAATAACCTACTATGGCCAGGTAGAGAGGTTATTGCATCATTGCAAATTCTTTGGTAGCGCTGACTCTGCTTTCAAACGTCACTTTAAAGTGATGTTCATAAACGATGGATTTGATGATGATGGATTGTTTGAGGATATGTTAGAAGCCTATCAAACACAGTTTCGTCTTAGTGGATATAAGGTAACAGCAGATGTTGGTTTCAATAGTCATGGTTGTCGTAATCTGGGTATGTTGCAAAGTGATACACACTGGAATATATTGACAGACATCGATGTATATTGGGGTCACTATCTGCTCGAGCAACTAATAACACAAGATCTAAGTAACGATAATTATTATGTGTTTAGAGTGTTGTTCAACTTCGAGGATAATCCAGAAGATTATGAGCATGTGGATCCTAAACGTATATTGAAGTTTGTAGCACATCCTAATGTGTTCCTAATGAGCAAGCCGTGCTTTTGGTCGACAGGAGGATACGATATTGAGTTCACAGGTCTTCGACATGGTGATGGTGAGTTTTTCCTTGCTGTTGACAAAGATAAATATGATCATGTACTGTTTCATCCATCATATGGAGAGAGTTATGAGGATTTCCCACACGTGCACGTGCAGGATCCAAATAGGGCGGGGTCGTATATTAATCAATCAACAGAACGAGCCGGCTATTTAAAAAGAACTGTTGACTTTGTCACCGTAAGGAACGAAGATAGAGAGAGAAAGTTTAAAAAGAGGATTATCTGCTTCCCCTGGCAGCGGGTAATATAAGACATGAAAACATGGAAGAGAGTAGTGCTGGTCGGTGGTACGATCGGTTTGATAATGGGCTTGGTCGTTGGTCAAGCCCGTGGTTCACAAGAAATTAATGATGATTTGTATTGCTTGTCTGAGGCCATTTACTTTGAGGCGGGCAACCAACCGTTTGTTGGTAAGATGGCAGTTGCTGAAGTGATTCTTAACAGAGTAGAACATATCACATATCCAAATAATATTTGTGATGTTGTTCATCAAGGTCCTGTTAGAGAGAGTTGGAAAAGGGATGGAACATACTATCCTGTTCGTTGGAGATGTCAATTCACATATTGGTGTGATGGTAAGGCAGATGTGCCATTAGAATCCGATACGTGGGAACAGTCTTTGTCAGCTGCATATCTAATGATTACCGGTAATGTGTCGGTGGTAGAAGGTGCAACGCATTATCATGCTACATATGTCAGTCCTTCGTGGGCCAAGAATCTAAGAAAATTAGTAACCATAGAGGATCACATATTCTACAAATGATTGATCTTAATATAAAGACGCCATCAGCATTTGCAGAAGAGATTGAACAGATGGTTAAGGACCTGTCTATATCTCACTTCGATGCTATCGTGCATTATTGTGATCGTAATGAAATTGAAATTGAGACTGTGGCTTCATGGGTCAAAGGTAGTCAAGTATTGAAGTCGAAGGTTATGTTAAACGCACAGGATCTAAATATGATCAAAAAGTCAGCAAGATTGCCAATATGATGGAGGTAGTTTGGCAAATTATGTTGATTGTGTGCATGAATGTAAACTGCATAGATCAACCAGTAGAGGAATATAGTAGTGAAAAGGAATGCATCAAAGGGCTTGAATTCTATGAGCAGTTTCCTAAAGATAGAAATAGTAAATGGGATCGTGTGGAATACATTTGTAAGCCAAAAGGATCTCGATCAACATGAATGAGTACGAATGCTATACGACATATATGGCTTTGAAGAGGCACTTCACCTCTGACTATGATATATTTAAGTATCGTGGTAAGGTCAACAATACTGAAAAGTCAAGATTTGATGTTCGTAAAGACAAGTACTTTTTCTACAAGCTGTCTAAGCTAAAAGATCCTCGATCATTCATGTTAGCTAACATTGTTAATGATCCAAACTTCTTCCCTGGTGACGTTAAGAATATGACCTGTCATGCAGTATATACTAATTGGCAGAAAAGACGTCAAAGCATGGGATACACATTTCGTAGTGAGATTGCCAAAATGCACGAGAAGTATGATGACAATCTCCTCGTCAAAGAATCACACCCTTATCTTATGAGATTAGTGTTAAGGGGTGATGTCTGTCTGGAGACATTTATTATTCTGAACAAACTCACACCATTCTTTCAATATTGGAACAAGAAACTGGAAGGTGACATGATCTGGAATGATTTACGTTTGAAGGCAGTTAAGTATGAGCCGTTCTTAGATGTTGACTTATATAAATATAAGCAGTATACTATGGAACACTTTGAATAAACCGTACACGATTATATAACGCATATACCGCATATAGAAGGAGAAAACGCATGGCTACAAGTTTTGCCGCAATGAAGAAAAATCGTCAATCTGACGTAGAGAAGCTAACAGCTTCTATCTCTAAACTCCAAGGAAATACTCAACGAGATGATGATGGGTTCTGGAAGCCAGAAGTCGATAAGGCTGGTAACGGAATGGCTATCATTCGTTTCCTTCCTGCACCTCAGGGTGAGGAAGAGCCTTTCGTCCGTATCTGGGATCATGGATTCCAAGGTCCTGGTGGTTGGTTTATTGAGAAATCTTTGACAACCCTTGGTGACAAATGTCCTGTTTCGGAGTATAACTCTATGCTCTGGAACTCTGGTACTGAGGCTGATAAGACCTTCGTTCGTTCGAAGTCTAAGCGCCGTCTTGGTTACATCTCCAACATCTACGTTGTAAAGGATCCTGCTAATCCTGATAACGAAGGTAAGGTGTTCTTGTACAAGTATGGCAAAAGGATCTTTGATAAGATTGTTGAAGCTCAACAGCCCGAGTTTGATGATGAGACACCAGTCAATCCTTTTGATCTTTGGGATGGAGCTAACTTCCGTCTAAAGATTCGTAAGGTAGAGGGCTATCGTAATTATGATAAGTCTGAGTTTGATAGTCCAGCCTCTTTGCTGGATGATGATCAGGAACTTGAAGATGTATGGAAGCAAGAGAAGCCTTTACAGGAGTTTCTTGATCCTAAGAACTTCAAGAGCTATGATGAGCTGAAAGCTAAGCTGTATCGAGTGCTAGCACTTGATGGTGGACCTACTGCCAATACTATGACTGCTGATGAAGTTGTCAGTGCTCCGGTAGTAGAAGCAAAGGCTGCTCCAGCTCCTAAAGCTGAAGAGTCAACTCCTCCTTGGGATGATTCTGATGATGATGACAGCTTGTCTTTCTTTAAGAAGTTAGCTGACGACGAATAAGACTAAAGGAAGGCTGTTTTAGAAGGGCGTTGCCCCTATAACAGTCTTCCTTCCTATTCCTCCACTTGGAGGACTACCTGAAGGAATAATTGTGGTGCCCCCTCCACCACCGCTGCTAGCTTTAGCATCAACCTTAGCCATGGCAGAAATAACAGCTTGGGCTATTTGACCGTTTTGTTTAACCATCTCTTGTATTGCAGCTGCAGAATCTCCTCCACCTGCTTCACCATCAATAGCCTGAGCACCAATAGCAGCAGCCCCTGAGATTTTGGTATCTCCGTTAGCGGCCAAGGGCCCAACTCCAAACTCAGCCAGTTCCTCATCCGTGCCTTGTCGAACGGCTGACCCCCCAGGCACCATTACTCCGTTAACCATAGCGCCACCAGACATTAGTGCTTGTTTTTGTTTCTTGAGTGCCGCTAGTTTTTTCTCGTCATCTTCCCGAGATCCAATCCAATACGAACCTTCTAGGTCTTCTTCCGTATCTGCAATTTCTTGATCAAGTTTTGCCATCTTTTCTTCTGGTGACATTGGTTTTTCAGGTTTATCAGATCCAAATCCTATAGCACCCATGACACTAGAAACGGCACCAGAAACTTTACTTCCAACAGCGCTAGCTGCACCGCCGACAGCTCCAAGCGCTTTTCCTCCCAATTCGGATGCTTTATCAGCTACTGCACCGGCAGCGCCTTTGATAACTCCGGCAACCTCACCAGCAGTTTCTTTGGCTGCATCATAGCCACTGCTAGCCATATCAGCAATGCCTTCTCCGATATCTTTAACTAACCCTGCTGCTGACTCAAATCCTTTACCCAGCAACTCACCAGCATCTTTTACAACGCCCTTAAATCCTTTCTTCTTCAAATACTCCCAAGCCTTTGCTGCTATTTCTTTGCCGCTTTTAAAGACAGCCAAAATAGTTGGTTTGACACCATCCTTACAACATCTGTATATGAATAATCCAAGGTTACCTCCAACAAATGCACCTATAATACCACCTAATACACCGCCTACTAATGTACCCACAAAGGGTATGACTGTTAGCACCAATGCACCAACTACAGCACCCAAGACACCACCAGCGGCTTCACCCAACATAACAAATCTATTCTCCATCCTTTTCTCATCACTGATGGAAGGGTCTAACTCGTTCTTGCCAAGCATAAACAATGTAATCAGCGCTGATATTGGTCCTAGCGCTCTAGCAATTCCTTTTGCTAACCACTTCATTCCAGTCATCTTGCCGAACCTGGCTGCTGCTCCTACTATAGTATCATAGATACCTTTTAACACACCACCAACCCTCTTAGCAAACTTCATAAAAGAGCCCGTTTTAGTTCTGGTAGTTGCTGGCCCAGCTGGTTTAATTGCTTCTGCTTTTGGTGCCGCACCTGCTCCTTTAGCAGCATCGGCATCAGGTGCTGGTGCTGCTGGCGCGGCTCCTGGCTTAGCAGCCATTCTTTTATCAACTTCGGCTTGAGATGTTGCAGCTGGTGCTGTTCCTGGTCCAACAACCTTAGCTTGTGATGCTCTTGCTCTTGGTGCCTCAACTTCATCAGCCATTTTAACTGCTTTGGCTGAAGGTCCTTTAGCCCCTACATCATCTAATGCTTTTTTGGCATCGGCGGCACTAACACCGCCGCCCTTTGCCATGAACTTACCAGTATCCGGGTCAAGTTTTCCAAGCGTGCCGTCTTTCTTTACCCCAAGCCCTTTTTTGCCAAGTTCGGCTTTCTGCTTCTCCGATAGGTTTCGACCACGATCGTCACTTTCAATCCGCGTTTGTTGTGCAGTTCGTGCTACTTTTTCAGGTTTATCTGGTGTAGCTTTTGTTGTTGTTGTTGTTGGAGAAGGTGTAGGAGTTGGACCTTTGGTTTGAATACCTAATGCTCTTTTAAGAGAATCTCCTAAATCAACTTTCGACATGCGGTCGGTGAATTTGCTTAAACGATTCAAACCAACAGCAAAACCAGTAGTTAGAGCACCTAATGGATTCTTTAGTTCATCAAGTAAACCAGCAACACCATTTAGAGCATCACCAATTATAGAATCCTTACCAAACATAGTGTCAGTTAGACTCTTTACTCCTGATTTAAAGCCACCAATTATTTCATCTTGGAAAGCTAGTCCTATGCTAGCTCCAAGGGCGCCCAATCCAAGCATCTTGGCTAGGCCACCCATTTCTGCTTTTTTTCTATTGGATTGAGCAGCAATGTTTTGCATAGGTTTCGGCATGTCTCTGGCCGCACCCATTTTCTTTTGCTTGAGACGTTCTTTTGCCTCTTCGGCAGAAGTCTGCCGATCTCTTTTTGCTTGCTTCTGTAAATCAACTCGAAGACCAGCAATATCCCTCTTTTGTTCCATCAATGTTGCATTGATGGATTGAAGAATTTGAACTTGTTGTTTCTGGTCTTTGATAGCCATTATACTTTACTTTTTGCTCATATATGCTGTCATACCCATGTATGCACCAACTATACCAGCCATAGCAATATAGAACAAAGCAGACAAGTCTCCTAATAGCTTTAATCTTGTTTCAGGTATAATTCCTGGGATCATTAATATAATCGTGAACACAATAATGCAAATCATAGAGATCCAAGCCATCCGTCTTTGAGCATCGGCCTTATCTTCTTGCATTTCGAGTTCTTCAATTTCTTTCATTTTAGCTAGTTCTTCATCAGTCACAACACCATCCCCATCTAAATCGTACTTGTTATAAGTCGATTCTTTCTGCAGTTTCTTTTGAACCATCTACTACTCCGACACTTCTTGTAATTCCTGTACATGTTGTACTAACATATCGAAGTATAAGTCACGTTCAAAAGGATATAGGTTTTCTATCTCTGTTATACTATATTTATGATGCTGAACCATTGAGAACGTAGAAATGTAGTAATTAGTTAACGTACTATGGCCCAGCGCTACTAGAAAAAATCGTTCAGACCCTCCAACGTCCTAGTTTTCTTTACATTCTTCTTACCAACTTTAACAGTGTACTCAGCATCTAGCTTTACTCTTGGATACGTTACAAGATATTCTGAAACATCAGCCCATGCATTTGCTGGTAATTGATCGAGAAACTCAGTGACTTCTTTTGGTTTAAAGTCACTTAGATCAAACTCCTCTTCACCTTGGTAAACCTTTTTGATGCATGATACAACAAATTCTGAGTTGCCCATCATCGACTCACCATCTGGAATAATAAGAAGGTCTTCATATCTTGGGTATCTCACTTCAAGTTTAATGTCGTCAGACACGTCAATTAGTCCAGCCTTAAACTGAGAGTTAAGCTCCATCTTTGTTAGGTCAACTTCAACCTCAACCCAATCTTCTGTTTCTTCATCAAAAATGTTTATTTTAGAAGAGTCCTTGACACTATTTGCTCTTAGTTGTAAAAATGCATACTCAGTATCAGCAACTGGCCATTCAGTTGGTGTACAATCTATCATACAATTTGTTAGTACTTGATTGATAGCTGTAATGTAACTGTTAGGATCAGCTGCTTGTTGAGCTATGAGTAGGATCTTTTCTTCTTTGACTAAGAAAGGTCTGTATTTTATACTTTCACCCGTTGATGGTCTTTTCAATTCAAAGATCGGGTGTTGGATTACTGGTAATCCCATTATATTCCTCCATTAATTAAAAATTGGCACGCGCCACACTCAATACCTGTGCTGTGTTTCTTACCGCAGGACTATTCAACAACCTGCTTACTTGACCTATTCCGTTTTTGATCTGACCAAGAATACCTGCTGGATTAGCTGGTACTTGCGGCGGGTCAATCTCACGAAATACGTAATACTTATATGTCCATGCAACAGCCAACGATTCAAAACTATCTTGAGCTGCCCACTCCATTTGCACATCAGACATTTGTAACGGAAAGCATTCTCTCATCTCATATGATAACACCTTATTTGATGCAACATCAAAGGTTGATATTGTTATGTTACAAATATATTCTTTTCTGTACAAGCTAAGACCTGGAGAGTTTGGAATTGAACCTGGTTTAACACTATCAACACCTTTAGAATAATCTGAGTATGCCATAGCATTCATATACTGGTTGAAATATTTTAACGTAAAGTTTGCACCATCAACAAAAAACGTACATGAAAAGTCATTAACTCTTGCTTCACTTGCTCTGTTGGCTCTAAATCCATATCCATGGGGCTTATATTCAATTGGTGCAAATGTTCTACCAGGAAGAACTGCAGAGTTACATAAAAATGCCATTGTCTCCATATCTGGACCACTATATTGATCAGCAATACATGGAGGCACAGACATTTCAACAAGATATAAAGATGTTTTCTGTAAGCCGTTTAACTCACCAAGTTTTGAATTCAACTTGCTAACAGCAAACTTAGACTGACCTCCGTCAGCTCCCATTCCTAATAATCCACTGACAGCATTGACTCCAGCGCCGACTGCTCCCAGTCCAACTCCTACTTTATTAAGAAGATCAGCCATTAAATGTTTCCTATTTTATCGGCAGAGTCTGCATAAACTCTACCTTTGCCTGCACCAACGAATCTCTCTGTTGGTAAAAATAATGCTACGTTCCATTCTTCTGGATAGATTGATATGAACGAAGTTTTTACATAGTTATTTAGATATCTTTTCACACACGGCTTGAATAGTTTTAGACGTGAAGCCTTGTTTAACAGCTCGTAAGACGCTCGTATATTGCCGTCTTTAATTATCCCTGCTTGATCCATAGCATCAAACAATCTTGCCCGTGCTATGGGTGAAATATAATGCAGGTTCATACCCATAAATCCACCAGGAGCTCCTCCTATAGGAATAACTAAAGGAAACCTGTCCCAATATGGTAATTTGTCTTTTGTCTTTGCATTATATCCAAACATACACATCCCTCCAAAAGGAGGTACTCTGCTTCTTCTCTCAGATGGTGCGTTGGTAATCTGTGATTGCTGTACAGTTCGAACATTGCCTTGAATCCAGTTTCTTGCATCAGCAACGTTGTTTCGTATTTGTGTTGGTGCTTGATTCAACAAATCAGCAAATAAGTAAGCCATTAGATACCTAACTCTTTCTCAGTCATTATCTTGAAGTCCCATTTTCTATCATCACAGAACTCTTTTGCTGCTTTCCATTTGGCTTCGTTTATTCCCCATGTTTTTACTTCTCTCAAATATCTCCTACTAATTCGACCTGTAGGTGTGGCATTCTTTTTCTTTATATCTGGTGGAGCAGTCTGAGCTCTAGGTTTTACTTCGATTACCATTACTTGTCCGTCTTTCTTTTTTACCCAAAAGTCTGGAAAGTAACGATGATACCGACCATCTATTGGGCTTTTGTATGGTATTGCAAATTCCTCACTCGACCATTGGTCTATTTCAGGGTGATTATCTAAGTAAATCATTAGTTTACGTTCCCACAAACTTCTATAAATAACATTAGTGGGGTCACCTTTGTATTTAGATGGATATTTAGGTTTGTAGTATCCCTTGTAGCTCATAGGATTATTTATATGGCACTTAATTCACAACACGAGAAAGTAATTAACGATCCTCAGGCAATTATTGCCAGTAAGGGCAAGGCTGAGACCGTAATGTTTCCAATGGACTCGTCTGATTACAATTTCTTTTCACTAACATTCAAAGAATTTAAATATGCCACTGCTGCAAAGCAAAAAAAGTATGTTGTCAAAGAGCAGATCATATTACCACTACCAACTAACGGTCTTCAAGATAGTCTACAGTTAAGTTATGATAGTATGGATCTTGGAGCTCTGATGGGAACTGCCGCTAAGGAGATTGCTGGTAGCATTGATACAATTGGTGCTGCAATGAGTTCTGGAGGAACCTTTCAAGAGAAGGGTTTTAAAGCAATGAATGCATATATTGGAGAGGTAAGAAAGAAGATCAAGTCAGGTGCCTCAAAGATGAAAGATATGAAGCCTGCAGATGCGGCAGCTGCTGTTGCTGCAGCAGTAGGTGGAGGTGGAGACATTGCAGCGGTTATTGGTAATGCATTGGGTCAAGCTCCTAATCCTCATATTACAGCAATATTCAGAGGAGTTAATCTTAGAGACTTTAGCTTTACGTTTAAATTAATTCCAAACAACGAGCAAGAGGCTTACCAAATTAATAAACTAACAAACATTATTAGACAAAGGTCATTACCAATACGAAATAAGACAACCGGTGGTTTAACATTAAACTATCCTCATGAGGCTCATTTAGCATTGCTTACAGGTTCGATGTCAACTGGTGCTGCAATGAATACAATATTGTTTAAACCTTGTCATGTGACATCAGTTGCAATAAATCATACGTCAGAAGGTGTGCAATTTTACAGAGATGGTCAACCATTAGGTCGAGATCTCACTCTTAGTTTTAAAGAGATTGATTTTTGGAGAGGTGATGATTATGATCCAAGTAAGGGTGGAGGAACACTACCTGTAGGCGCCGTGCAAGTAGGACCATTCTAATGCTTTTTAATAAACTACCAAAAACAAACTTCAAAAATGTTGACATTACTGATATTATAAGAGGTATTAAGCTAACTAGCTTTACATTTGATGTTAATTTTGCATTGAACGACTTTGTTATCCAATCAGAACACACTAGGCCTGACGTTATTGCAGAGCTATATTATGACGATCCAAGACTAGCTTGGGTAGTGTTGTTACCAAATGTTTCTATTGATCCATACTACGAGTGGCCTTTGTCACAAAGAGAGTTTGATAGATGGATGACAAAGAAGTATGGGAGCGTTCCAACAGCTCAAGCTACTGTTCTACATTATGAACACAAGACAAAAGACCTTACTATATCAGAAGATACGTTTACATATTCTACTAGTGCAAAATATATTCTTGCTAGTGACTATCAACCAGTATATGCCTATAATCATTATGATCGTATTAATGAAAACAGAAGATTTATAAAATTAATCGATTCACAATACCTTCCTATTATTATGGCAGATTTAAAGAGATTATTTAAGACAGATGGCTAGTCAACCCGGACTTGGTAAACCAGAGATACTTGCTTGTGTTTTATTTGTCCTTGATGAAAAAGGATTGAAAACGCAAGAATTTGATCTTCTAAAATACAATCCTTCGTTATCTGTTATACAAAGTTTGAATAGCAATCATATAACAGCAACGGTGGAGTTTACTGAGTCAGAGGGTACGTTAACAAGATATAACAAAATAGGTATACAAGGGCAAGAGTTTCTTATTCTTCATTTTAAGACTCCGGAGAAGAAAGAAGTAAGACTTGAGATGTTTGTACATCATATTGATGGTATAGATTTTTCTCAACAAAACCAAACATCCTTGTTAACAATGCATTGTGTAACAAAAGAGTCTTTAATTAGTACAATTGGAAGTGTTAACAGAGCATTCACAAATTTGGAGTATGGTCAAACTGCAGCCTCAATATATTTAAATGATATTGTTAGTAATGGTGTTTATAAAAACTACTTTGGTGATAAAGTATATTCTCCATTTGTTAGCTTTAATGTAAGACCTTTTGATGTACATCCAACAGATGGTATGCAAGATTTTATTATTCCAGGATTACAACCAGATGATGCCATTGAGTTTTGTGCAAGGAGAGCTTTAGGTAAGGGTACACCAATGAATTTGTTCTTGTATTATGAAACCTTTGATGGGTATTGTTTTCATAATATAGAGAGACTAATTAAAGAGGGTATTAGTAAGGTAAAAGAAAATGGTTTAGTGTTTTCGTATAAACCTACTGAAGATATGACTGATCCTGTTGATCCTTTAAGAAAGGTAGAAAACATAGGAGGCGTTAATCTTGCAGATACATTAGAACGCACTGCATCTGGAGCATTTAAAAACAAAGTTCGAACTATAAATTTAATTAATCAAAACTTTACTGATATACATTATAATTATCGTACTGAAGATAGAGCAGCCACACTAGGTGAAACATTTCTAGTTGATAAAGAGTGGCAAAAGATATTTCAAACAAATGATAATTATGAAACATTGTTGTTGAAGGACAACTCAAGATATAATCAATTCTTTGAGTACATACAAGGCCACAGAATGGGATACACACAACAACTAACTAGCATGACATGCTCTATAACTATATTGGGTGATACAGATTTAATGCCTGGCCAAGTTGTTGATTTTAGTATACCAGAAATGGCTGGTACATCGGGAATAGAACGTATAGAACCAACAAAATTTTCAGGCAACTGGTTGGTTTCGGATGTTATTAATAGTTTTGATACCGAAAATCATCAAACATCTTTGAGCCTTATAAAAGATAAGACTGTTTCAACGGAGGGTTTTCCTAATGGCTAATTATGCAGGTGAGTTTCTAAAGTCTGTACAATTCTTTATTGGAGTTGTAGAAGATAGAAATGATCCATTGAATCTTGGTAGGTTGCGTGTGCGTGCTTTTGGAGTACACAACGATGATCTATCTCAAATCCCAGTAAATACATTACCATGGGCTACTCCACTAATGCCTATGAACAGCGGTTCACAAAGTGGTATTGGTCATAGTCCAACTGGACCTGTTGAAGGAACGTGGTGTTTTGGTTTCTTTGCTGATGGTCAAGAAATGCAACAGCCATTTATTATTGGTACAATGTATGGTGCTCCTACAGAAAAAGAAGCAAACGGAATAGGGTTTCAAGATCCTCTTGGTGTATATCCAAAAGAAAAATATATGAATCAAAGTGGTGTCAATAAACTAGCTCGTGGTGATACAGCTTATGGTGAAGAGTCATTAGCAATCAAAACGAGGGATAGGATAACAGAGGTTCCTGTTGCAGTTCCTCCTCAGGTACCTTCTGTAAGAGATTTAGAAGGACCAGCAGAACCCAAAAATGATACTATCAACGCTGGACCTAAAGGCTCATTCTACTTTAGACATCGTTGGAATGAGCCTGTACCACGTTATGGTGGACAAGGTGGAGGATCAACTGCAGAAGAGAACTCCGATCCCTTGGATTATGATAACACACAACAACCTTGGGAGCTGAAGAAAAACAAGAATGGTCAAGCACCAACTCAATATCCTAACTCTTCAAAGTATCCATTTAATCATACGTACACAACTGAATCAGGTCACGTTAAGGAGTTTGATGATACACCTGAAGGTGAAAGAATACATGAGTATCATACATCTGGTTCGTTTTGTGAAATACATCCTAGTGGATCAAAGACAACAAAGGTTGTTGGTGATGAATATGAAATAATAATGAAGGGTAAGCATGTTCTTGTTAAAGGTCATATGAATCTTACTGTACAAGGTGATGCAAGAGTTTATGTACAAGGCAATAGGTATGATGAGGTTGCTGGTGACTATCACATTAATGTTCATGGTGATATGATTACAAAGATTCAAGGTAATGAACAAAAGGTTGTGATGACTGATAAGGCAACACAGATCAATGGTAACGAACGAAAGAGAATAACAAAGAATAACCAAAAGACTATTGAGGGTACAAACGAAGAGAAGATTGTTGGTACATCAAACACAACTCATAGTGCAAACGTATTCATAAACACAAATGCCTGGAAAAGAGATATTATCAGAGGTTCATTAACATTGTTTACTGGTGCTAACTGTAATATTACAGTAGGATCAAATAATCTTGTTGGTGAAGATGCTTTATGTTTTGATGGTGGTGGTCTTAGACAAAATGCAAATACAGGTCGATTAAACATCAGTACATTGTCCAATACAAACATTGAAACGTCAGCTAACTTTAATCTTGACGCATCAGCTAAGGTGGATATGGACTCAGGTGCCAATACTGAAATAACAGCTGGTGATCATGTTGATGTCGATGCAACAAGTGATATTGAAATGGATACAGCAGCTAAGTTTCTTGTTGGTACAAATACTAAGCCGGCCAATACTGTTATTGAGTCAACTAGAATTGACTTGAACCCGTAGGAGACTTGAATGCCAGCAACACACAGACATGGAGATGCAAGAGTATGTGGTGCTACAACAATTGTTAGTGGTCAATCTACTGTTTTTATGAACGGAGTGCTACAATCAGTAAACGGTGATCCTAATACACATGGTGCTGGTAATTTGATAGCAGGAAGCAAAAATGTTTTTGCAAGTGGTAAACTTTGTGTCA